CGCTTGCCGTCAGGTGGGAGACCTTAATGTAGCAGCTATAAAAAAACCCTCTGTAAACACAGAGGGTTTCGTTTTACTCAGCTAACGCCGGGGATTACTCCCACTCAATTATTTACAGATGTCGTAACCAATTGACTGAAAACAACATTTTTAAAATTAAAATCCAAGATACCGTTTTATATACCGTCACCGGGAAATTGTGCCCCGCTTCGTCAGTTCGTCATATTGCCGTTCACAGACCCTTCCGGCTTCTGCTGCCCGGTCAGCGTATTCTGCCAGCTGCCGGTTTCGTTCGAGAGATTTTTCGAGCACGTCGGCAAGCAAAACTCCGGTGTCTGCGGCTGACGACCCAGCGCCGACAATGGCGTTATAGTGCCTGAGCTGCTCACGGATGGCAACGAGCTGTTGCTGCAACCGGCCAGCGCGAGCGGCAGCATCAAGAGCATCATTGCGCGCCTGGTCGATCCTCTGCTGCGCCTCACGTTCATTGGTTGCTTTCTCCTGTTCGTCATGTTGACGGGCTTTATCATCTTCTGCTTTGCGGTCTGCCTTCGCCTGCGCATAACCGGCGTCGTACTGCCTGTCACCGTGAACATTCCAGGCTACAACGCCTCCGGTCACCAGAGCAGCAAGCATCGACACGATAAGCAACTGTTTCCAGTACGCTTTCACGAATGCCGTGATCATGATTCATTTACCGACTCGGAACCGGTCATTAACGGTAACTCTCTACTATCCTTCGCCACATTAACCGGCCAACGGTATCCGGTAACCCTTTCCTTGGAAAATGAACGAATGTTAATTGCATCAGACTGGTTCCCGCCAAGAACCATCAGGTCGCCATTTTTTTTCTTCCCGACAACAAATCCGACATGGCCTCCGCCGTCACGGCTGAATACAACCACACAACCATAAGCTGGTTCTTTAATCTGAACCCCCCAGTTGAGATAGGATTTTGCAGATTCGAAGCGTGTTGATTTAATTCCACTTCGTTCGAGCATTGCACCTACGAATGCGGCGCACCATGGCGTTTCATCATCTTTAATCCCACCACGCTTAATGTCTTTCCAGAATTGAATAATCAGTGGGTTATGACGTGGTCCTTTAATTTCCATCTGGCCAATATGTTTACGTGCTTCTGTAATCCAGGGTAACTCACTCATGATGACCTCGATATCTTGAAGATTTGCACAACGTTGCCGCGCGTCTTCAGCACCGCGGCGAACATCACAGCATTGATAACGACCTCAGAAAGATCTGCGGTCATGGGGAAGTGGTACAGGTATGAGTACGCGGTACGCAGCGGGATACTGGCCGCCGCCACGATGAGGAAATAGGCTATCCACCCACCCCAGCGGCGGTGGCGCGATCCGTTGCGCTGGAAGAACATCACCCGCAGCGCTATCCCGCCGCAGATGATGGAATTAGCGATAAGCAGCAGATCATGGCCTGTCATCGTCTTTTCCTCCCGGGATTAAATCGCGCGGATTGTCAGAGCGGTGATACAGCCATATCCCAACCCGCACCGCGACAATTGCGGCAACGAACGCGCCGGCGGAGTAGACAATGCCCCGCTCGAACGAGTCCTGTGTGATGGTGGGGATCATGCTGGCAACGCCGATAAGGATTGATGCTGTGGGTTTGTAGAAGAGAAGACCGCAGAGAAAGCTGAGTAGCGCCAGGAGAACGCGGCGCTTGACCGGATACTCAACTGCAGAGGTAACAAAAATTACCGCCCCGGCCAGCGATCCCAGCGCCACTTCAGGAGGTACGCCGGCGATAACTGCCGCCAGCGCACCGTAGCTAAGCCCCTGATTTATTGTGTCAGCGGTTAGCGATGCAGACATGATGACCACCGTTTACTATGCATGATGAACCTCCTTAGTTGGGTAAGCTCATCATACACAATAAACCATTTATGGATAAATGGTAATCATGACAAATGATCATTGAAAACATGTTTTTCTATGACAATAAAAAAATTGCCTCTTCAACAACCTGCTTTCTTTTTAATAACATCGTTTCAGTAGATGTTTCATTTTCTGCATCAATATACTTGTCTTGAAGCTCAAGTATTTTTAAATCTATAGAGTCGTCACATTCAATAACTCCACTTGCTATGATTTTGTCACGCTGATTTACTTGCGATGTAGTGATATCGCTTCCGCTCATATTTCCATAATAATCAACGATAGCCTTGAATAACACATCTGCCTGTTTTGCATCTGAACCAGTCATTAATTATACCCCGCTATTCTGATTTCTTTCATATAATTGTTATTTACGTTATGTGTCATTTTAAATAACACATACCAACTATATGCAAGTCCATGTGTTTCATCTGCCATTTTTACAAAGCCAGGGGCAGTTGACCCCATTTGAGTTACTATTGTAGTGTTTTCAACTCCAGATGTAGCAACTTTTGAATTAGAAAACGCCGTGTAAGGATCTGTATTTATATCTCCGTCAAATGATATCATCTGAATTAAACTTGCTTCAACAGTAGATCCTGCTGCTGCTGCATTCTGATCAGGTGAAATGTTAAATCTTATAAAAGCTCTTATATCATCAATAGCTTTTATATCATCTGGAACCCTCCACATGAAGTAAAGATCAACACCGTTTTTTGTTGATACTAATTTGTTAAATGTCCATGATAATGTGTCTGCTTTGTCGTTCAGAATTATTTCTGATGGTCTTAAATAAAAATATCTTCTGAACCAACCAAGAACAGTATTATTGGTTAAAAACCATGATTGCAGGTTTGTGCCACCAAAGCCTATAGATTTAGGGTTTTTATTTATTTTGTTTCCGCTTGCGTTATTATTTGCGAAATACAACTCATTTATGTATGCCCCTTTGCCATGAAAAGAATCAATGATTGCATATTTAGCACGCAAAGCAATGACATTATCAGCTTCAGCTGATATATTCCTGATGACATTAGGCATATTTAAATCATTATACGAATCATCGGTATAATATGTAGCAACACCATTAATACAATCGCCAACGTCGATATTTTCAACAAGGCATCCTTTTGCATTATTAAGTAGAACCATTTCTGAGGAGACAGTACGACCAAGCTTTTTAGCAGTAAGGTTACGGAATCCGCAGTTTTCGACCATATTGACAGCTGCACCTGATCCATTCAGTGTTCCAGCGGTCATGGGCGTAAGTAAATTACTATCTTCAATCCAACAATCAGTAGAGTTAGCCATAAACCCATATGCATAATATGTTCGAACTAAGTCAGGCCTTTCAATTGTTGAACCGCGAGCGATCACGTCATAACAAGATGGAGAAGAAGCAATTGAATCATTTCCAAAATTGAACAATTGAGTCCAACCATCACCAACCACATCGAAAAATCTTATATGCTGTGCATTAACACAATTAAATGCATAGCCTCCCCAATAGCTGGAATCAGTAAACACTGCAGACATGCGCAAGCCATAAACTTTACATTTCTCACACTGAACATAAGACTGATTGTCTCTCAGGTAAGATTTCAGTGGTAATTCTGCCATCGTAGAATCAGCAACGGAAGACGGGTAATTACCGGAATTGTATGCCGCTTTTGCTTTTTGATAGTTCCATTCTCTGCCACTCCCAAAAACGAAACCACCACGACCATACATTGACAATGGGTTTATCTGTTTTACCGTAGCCCCATATCCTATAATTACAACGTTGCTGGGTACGAACTGAATAAAATCAATCCAATAGGTTTTACCTGGTGTGAAATATGCTACACCGCCACCTAAAGATCGTAACCACTCAAACATATTAAACATTTTTTTAGAATTAGCATGAGCGTCTGACTGGGAATCAGTAATAACGCCCCATGCCTCAGGACAAGTCCACTTACCAATAAGTTGATTTAAAGATCCAGACCCTGGCATGCCCAGCAAAGACATACCAAGACCATCTTCATGAGATGCTAACTTTATTGCGAGATCTGCTGTATCTGTCATCGAAAAAACAGGTATTGGCTTACCGTTGCTATCCCATCCTAACAACGAGTTTTTCCGAACAGATACCGGGCTTAGTTGGTCAACAGTGCTTTCTGGAACCCGTAGAGTTCTCGCAAAATTACTGTCAATCTTCTGATCAAGAATGATATCACCAGCTTTCCAGGCATTGGTGTTCTCAACGATCTGCAAATCAACATAATTCTTCGTGGCCGCATCCTGCGCCTGTGACGGGTCACGCAAGTTACGAATGCGGTTGTTGAGTGCGTCGTAATAGTTGGCGAGCCATGATGGCTTCCTGAGAGATAGACCAGACCACCACCCGTATGCCTGTTGCACCAGCATGGTCAGCTTATCGAAAGCATCTTCGTGGATCTCAGGGAAAAAGCCCCCCTGGTTCCTGATGCTGGCTTCCTGCGTGACAGGAGTGCTGCGCTCGATAGAGATTTTGTAGCCAGTTGGCAGCGCTGATGTCAGAACCACCTTCCCCCCGTTGTAACGGTTCACACCGGTAACCGTGTAGTCGGTACCGAGTGTTAGCGTCACGATGCTTTCGGAGGTATCCAGGGTCTGCACCAGCAGGTGGCTTTTATCAAGAATGCGGAACGTAAAATCGTATTGGGTAGTGGCGCCGTTCCCGGTGTACTCGTTACGGATTACCTGCGTTGAAACTGTCATAGTCTGCTCCAGTGGTCAGCGCTGGCGCGCGTGCATAGAAGCATTCTATTACCCATCAAACCATATATGAATAAAACAGATCGAAACTAGCAAAAACATTACCATTAAGGTAAATAAAAACCTTCTGGAAAACCCTGTTACCTTTTGATATATGTATATATATACAGTATTTATCGGAGTAATCCTAATGCCAGAGCGGTACCAGTATCCTGTCGACGAAGGTTTTGCGGATCGTATTCACACCCCGGAAGGGGTCAGATCCCTGGTTGTAAAATCACAGCTGATGGAGTTGCTCAGGGAGATGGAGCGAGACGGCCACGATGTCAGCGGTGCGGCGGCGGAACTGGTGGCATTGGTTAACTATGTGACAAGCTCGCAGTTGTCGATGCGGGAGCTGCAAACACACCTGGACTTCTGCGCAATGCAGATTAGACAACATTTAAAGTAAGTTATAAGCTACTCGTCTACATGCTATACTTATATGAAGACGAGTTGCTAATAAACGGTGGTAAAATGAATGTGTTTTTAAAAAAAGAGTCTAATTCTTTAACTTCCACTGTAAAAATGCTAATAGTGGCAATTGTTACATATCAGATCGGGATAGGATGGGGGCTAATATGCATTGCTACTATAAATGTGCTCCCATCCATAACAATAAAATTTAATTAAGTTTTACACTCATTTGCCCAACATAATTAAACGGGTTTGATTTATCTATTCTTCTTAATGACATGGCAGAAGAAAAGTTCACAAAAGTACTAAATCCGTAGGTTGCTGAAGCTAAAATAGCACCTGTTTCTGGAAGACCTATTGATTTGGCGCCAAAATACGCTGCACCTGCATTTGTTACTATCTCAGGAATATTGAAGTTAAATTTTACTTCTGATAAGTTAAATTTTATACGGCTTTCACCATACAATCTAATAACATCTGCGCAAGCTTTATCTATCTCATTTATTGCCACCTTAAGTTCTAAGTCTCTGTTTTGCGAATTTAATACTCTTGTGTTAAGTTCATTAATTTTATTCATGAGGTTTTCTAGTTCCCCCTTTCTTTTAAGCCTGAACTCCAATATATCATGGATGTTTACACTTTCATCAGGCTCTGGAATTGCATTTATCAAAGTAAATAACTCACCATTATCCGGAGCAACCTCATTGCTATTCTTAATCAATACTTTATCAGCCTCACTAGCAATAAAATTTATATCTTTTCGCGCAAGTGAATCAATCATAAATTTCATATTTGCGTCATATAGTAGCGTAGCAAAATCACCACTGCCATTGATACGTAACATTACCTCAGTAAATAACCCTTCCCTTTTAAGCTCTGGTATACCTGGGGTTTCGTCATTAGAGATATTAATTAAATTGTTGTTTGTTGTAATTATTTTATCCCAATAAAGAGCATTTATTAATAACTTCCTATAGTTTAAATTAGATTCTGCTATATGTATGCTATTATTATCTGCGTTAATAAACATATCAGGAAACATTAAAACATGATTTTCCATTTAATCACCCATAGTATGTGTAGTAATAAAAATAATTTATGTAACTTTATTAGTTAGAATCACATTGGTATATATCAACACCAAAAAATATACTAGAACTATGTTTAGGATTGTTCTATATGCACATAAAAAAAAGCGCAAAACAACTCATAAAGAGATTGATTTTACCTAATAAACAAAATAAGATTACCAAAATGGTAAATTTACAACCCATTTCCCTTGTGCCATAGTGATCGGGCATCGGCAAAATCCGGTGCCGGGATTGGAACCCCGGATGACTACAAAGGCGCACTTACCGCGCAAGCGGTTTTTTTATGCGTTCAGCACGGCCATATTCGAATTATGGTGGGGCGTGCAGGGGCACCGAAAGGTGCGCCGGGTCCTTTGTAGCCGGTAGTTCCAACCCTGTACGTCTCACCACCTCAGAGATTGGAACCTCCGGTGGTGATCAACCTAACTACAAAGGTGATCACAATGAACACGAAACCTGCAGTTTTTTCCTTCGAATCAGAAAGCAACATTCGTGCAATTCTCATCAATGGCGAGCCATGGTTTGTGGCGATCGATGTAATAAAGGCCCTGCAACTTACTAACCCTACGATGTCCCTCAAGGCACTGGATGAAGACGAACGGTCTAAGTTCAACTTAGGGCGCCAGGGTAATACAAACATCATCTCCGAGTCTGGCCTCTACACCCTTATCCTCCGCTGCCGCGATGCGGTGACGCCGGGCACCATCCCCTACCGCTTCCGCAAATGGGTAACCAGCGAGGTGCTGCCGCAGATCCGCAAAACTGGCCGCTACGTTCGGGAAGAACTCTCCCAGGCTGATAAAGCCCGCATGCTGGCGCAGGAGATGACCAGCAGCATGTTGCCGGCGATCATGGATGCATTGCAGGTCGAGCAGAAGCATTACACCTTCCCTCTTAACCGACGCTATCAGGATCACATCCATTCACCTGATGGCCTGCGCGAACTGGCGAAAAGCTCAATGGTTATGAAACTGCTCCGTGAACTCGATGCTGACGGGCATGATGTATCCGGCGCCGCCGCAGAGGTCACGGCCATGCTCAGCTACATAGTTGGTATCGGCGCCGTTCTGCGCGACATAGAGACGCATGCTCAGTACGTGATGGCTAAGGCCAAGGGTTACTGAGACTGTTGGCGCAGGGAAGCGCCTTAAAAAGCATGATGCGTAACCTATTCATATCTATTGATATCGCGTTTTTATTGCTCTGCTCGTCTTGCAACCAACAATACCTGTGAGTATATTTAGCCCAAAGGTATTCAACCTTTTGTTGAGCACCTTTTAGATGCCTGATACGTCCGACACACAACATGGAGGACGAAATGAACCTGAACACGATAAGAAAAGCGATGCCATACATAATCCCTGAAGCAGATTTCGACAGAAAACTGAACATGTCGGAGAGAAATGTTACTCACACCGAAGACTACATTGCAAAAGGTGTGAATGACTTTACTCTGCCAGGGTTTACTACGCCATATGGTTATCGCCTTGTTAAGTCGATCAGAGATGACCATTACAGGCTGATCACAGACAGCGAAAATCCTGAGACAGTCTACGCGGTAAAACTGATTTTCCGCGAAGACATCGTTGAAACCAGAAAAAGCTGTACTCAGATTTTAGTCTGGCGTACGCCTAACGTGATTCATGACCGAGCTGTACATGGCCTGCCTCAGATCTTCTTCGCGTTCTTCCTTGAACACTATGCGATAGTGGTATCTGACGAGCAGCAAACGTTAGATGGCAGAAGATTCTGGGAACGAATGATCTCATGGGCTTTAACCACTAATGGTTATCATGTATACGTTTCTGATGGGACTGAAATGGATCGTCCATTAACGTTTATGACATCATGGGATGATTTCTATAGCGTATGGGCTGACTTCTGCTGGGGTAATGACCAAGATATTCATACCCACCGCCTTCTGGTAATTAGCAAAGAAAAACTCCATTAACTTAAAGCCCGCCTAGCGGGCTTTTTAATGGATGAAATCTAAGCGCAGCGCTAAACTCATAAAGCCACGGTTCAGTGGTCTACACATGGTAAGTGAAAATGAAAAAAGCATTAGCAGTGCTGTTTGTTCTGTTGTCTCTGGGTTCAGCTACACAAGCTTTCGCTGGTAACTGCCAGCATCCTGATGACACCGCAGCTGATGGCTCACGCTGTGGCGGACGTTCTGCTGACTCCCGCCCCGGCGGTCAGTGATAATTAAGGCCGCGAAAGCGGCCTGTTTGTTGGAGTGACATGTCACGCTCTCTTTCTGAATGATAGCCATTCGAATAATGAAGACATACCCCCACAGGCGATAGCAAAGATTAGACCACCAAAGAAAAGTAGACCAGCCTGCCACCACTCCCAGCGCCATACGTCCATGGCTCCAACCATTCCCACGATAGATCCAACCAGTGGTATATAGCTGACGATGAATGCAATCGGTGCCGCTATTATCCAGTGCAAGCCCCACCAAGATTCAAGTCCTGCCATGATTGCCGCTAACTGGAAAAGCCCCACCACGATGTAAACGATAAAGCCAATTGCTTGCATGTAGTCACCTATTTATTCAGAAAAAATTAGAGGTTTACCTTGAATAAGGCTCGCCACAAGAATTATTCCCTGCACAACAAAAATAAACCAGCAGATAGCCTGCGCTGGGGGACTAAGGAAATATTTGTATCGGTCAGCAAATAACAACCAACCAGAAACTATCACAGACAAAATAATTAAAAACAAGGATCCCCCTTATTCCGGCGTTACGTCCTGCGGTCGCCACCAGTATGTCTGGTTGAACTGTTTCTTGGATCTCTGCTCTACCTTGCGCAGATATCCAGGAGAAAAGTATTCCTGGAGCTGGTTAAATATCATATGGTCAAGCGCAGCTTTTGCATACCAAAGATTGGCACCGGGGATAAGGCCCTTGCCGAGTTTAACCAGATCACCACCTGTCTGTTCCGGCTTTCCTTCAACGGCATTAAGCGGGATGCCCTGCGCCAGCTTAACCACGTCATCAACCAGACCAGCCACAGGCCCCAGCATTGACGCCAGCGCGCCACCACCGTAGCGCGTATGGTCAGAAAGCAGGAAGTCACCATAGAGGCCAAGACCACCACCTTTCAGCAGCGCGCCGAGCCAGAATTTACCAGCATCCTTCCCGACCATCTCTCGGGGATTCCTCCCGGATGCCATGTCGTTTAGCTGCTGAGACAGCGCGCCGAGCATAGTGGTGCTGGCGAGGAATGCGGCGATATAGGCAGCCCGGCCACCAGCGGAAGGCATCCCCATTGCACGCGTCCAGTGCCGCAAAACAACAGATATCGGGAACGATTTAAACAGGAAAACCGAGCGGGTTAACTCACCTTTCCATGTGCCGCGCTGCAACCCGCCACCGGTAAGCAGCTGCTCACGCGCGCCAGGCGTAATGACTGCCATGTCGACTTCTTCAGATACTGCTGCCAACAGCCGGCGCATGGCCTCAAACCTGACTCGCTCCGGCAGTCCTAAGTGCATAACAGCAGCATCAGGGATCCGCATAATACTTTCCGGCGTGAGCATCGTAGTGTTTCCGTTACCCCAGTCTTCCTGTTGCGCCAGTTTCCATACGCTGAAGTCCTGCTCAGTAATGCCCTTGCTCTTCAGTATGCGGAAATCGCTGTCATCAAGGCTTCTCAGATCCGGCGCCCGGCTGACCACTTCGCCAAGGCTGCCCATCATCGTCACGCCGTAGGCACGCTTGTGAGCATCGGTCCATGCTGTCAGGCCGCTGGCGCGCATTACCGCCGTTGCCGCCCAGCGAGAAACCGACGGTCCCATATTGTCCATCGCCCAGCGGTTAACGCTGCCGAGCAACGATTCCATAGCCAGCCCAGCGCGACGGGCGCGGGCAAGCTCCGTGCGGTTCGCTGGGTTCATGGCCTCAAGCTGGTTCATAAATAGTCGGTTCATCGGGATGTTCGCTACCTTCGCCGACATATACATCGTGCCCAGGTCAGAGAATGAAGCCAGCAGCGCGGAACCAAGTCGGCTCGCCACCATCCAGTTTCGGATGTTGTCCGACCATCGTGCGATGTGCGGATTAGCGATCGGCTGCGTCTTCCCGGCGATAAAGTTGTAAAGGTTCTCGGTACTGTTGGCCAGGCGCTTAATCCTGCCAGTGCGCTCAGGGTTGGCAGTGGCCTGTTCAGCCGTAACCTCGTCCAGGATTGAGCGGAAAACGTGATCGGGGTTCGGTCCGTATGTCTCAACAAGAGCGATATCTTTGCTGATACCTTCAAGGTGCCCGACCATTACTTCCCACAGAGAGCGATCGCCATATTCGCGCTGATACTCAAGGTAGGAGTCTGCGTCTTTGAAGTGGATCTGCCGGGATGCATTACCGCGATTAGAGCGCGCGCCGGAAATGCGCATGCCGGTGTCGCTTAATTTGTTCAGCCCGCCGGTGGCGATGGTGTTGTATGCCTCGCCCAGGAAGGTTTTCAACTCAGCATCGCTCATCAGCTGGCCGTCATCTTTGATGTAGTACTTGCGATCCAGTTTGCCGATGACGTCGCTAATCCACTTATCCTGTGAGACCCTGCCGACTTTCTCCATTGAGTGGTGCTGAGGGATGCCCCAATTTTCCAGGTAGCCGATATCACCACCAGCGTCATTGAAGCGCTGGCGCAGCAGTTCAGTAACGCCAGCCCATGCTTTTGCGCCCTTCTTAGCCCTGACGTTGCCAGTGTCCTGCCCGCGCATCTCGTAAACCAGATCGCGCACGCTGGCCTCGTCCTCAAACAGGTGGAAGAATCTCGGGTCTACCGCTTCAAATGCTTCCTGAATCTGGCTTAGTGCATAGTCGCGGGTGGCTTTGCCGCGTGATTCTACCGACAGGAAATTTGATTTACCGTCAGCGTGAAAAGCGATGGTGCGGTTAAGCGCCTCAAGCTTGCCGTCTTTCCCCTGGTAGGTCTTTATGAAGGCGTCGAGACGTTGCCTGGCCGCAATGGTGAGCGCAACGCGGCGCCTCTTAAGCGCTGCTTCGTTGGTCAGCTCGTTCGCTGCTAACTGCCCGGCCCGGCGCAGGCGTTCAGCGTCAGTCATCGCCCGCCAGGATGCCGGATCATTGCGGGCCAGTTGTCGCATGTTCCGGTAAATACGGTCTTCAATATTCTGGATTTCCTGCTGCGTGAGTCGGCGGCTTGCGGCCTGCTGCACGGCGTTAATACATTCCTGACGCATAATTTATCCTCTTAAGAAACACGCAACAGCGACATCGAAAAGTCTGGAGTCCTGCATAGCCTGCTCATTTTCCCGCGCGGCATCATCAAGCACCTCGCGCGCGCTTCTTGACTGTGGATTTCCCTCATCGTCAAGCACGGTGATCACCATATCTGGCGATGATGCCAGCGAGTCTTCAGCGGCCATCACATCAATGTCCTGCTGATTCTCTACCGTTCTTGTCGCTGGCGCGCTTTCCATATCCCGGAGAGCCGCGTTGGGCTCCAGCGGTGCGACTTCATCGGCGGAGCGCACTTCTGCCGTGCGGAAAAATGAAAGAGCCTGAGCATCAAGCTCGGCCTCTGCTTGCTGCATGCGGGCGATCTCTGCTCTTGCCTCGAAGAATTCACCACCGGGCTCATGCGGGGCCAGTGCGTTACGAGAGAATTCCAGCCTCCCCTGTGCTTCACTGATCCGCTGATCGACATCTCTCAGCCTTGCCTGCTTATCGGCTCGGGCACGGGACAGCGCTTTGCCGCTTCCCGCGGGTTGCTCTGCCAGTATCTGGTTACGCTGCTCAGTGAGGTTAGTGATAATGCGTTCGCTGTTGGCTATTTCTGACTGGTAAACCTTGCGGTCGCCACGCGGAAGAATTTGCGCAGCCTGATCCTCAAGCGTCCGCATTTCAATAGCTCTGGATGTTGCACCCTCATCTGCCTGAGAAAGCATCTCATCCAGTGCCTGCGATATAATGCTGCGCCGTGCCGGTATGCTGGTGAATGCCGCCGGCTCAACAATGCTCGCCACATCAACCGATCGGCCTGCACTGACATCCTGCATCGCCTGCCGTAGTGCCTGGGCATGCGCATCGCGTGACAGCACATTAACCGGAATCCCAGGAGCGATATCAAACTCAGCATGATGAGCAGCATTGGCCGCCAGAGCTGCATCGACGTCGGCAGGCATAAAATCAGGCGGGCGAACATTTTCCCCACGCGAGTTTACGAACCGGCCTACACCGCCGAATGCCAGTCCGAGAACTGCATCGATCGCCATCGCCTGCTTATCGAAAACGTCATACTGCGAGGCCATATCCTCATAGCCATTATTGCGCAGAATGGAGGCGGTGCTGCCGCGCATAGCCATACCAAAGGCGACGTTCGTGCCTGCCGCATAAGCGATATCAGGCGCAGCTCGCACAACGGTACCAGCAGCATTCCCAAGCGCCGATCGTGATAACTGAGCGCCGACACCTTCAGCCAGTGCGCCACCAGCACGCAGGCCGATGCTCATCGGTATGACTGTACCGGCACCAGCTGTAAGGCCGTGTACCAGCGCCACTTCCTGGGCGGTGCTGTAATCTACGCCTTCGCCGCGCAGTCGCTCAAACTCGGAGAACCCCTGCAAGCTGGTCACAGCAGCAGCGGCGCCAGCAGGACCGGCTGCCAGCGTACTTACTACTGCCTGCGATCCCATATCGAAAAGACCATACAGCACCTGTCCGGCAGTGCCGGTAGTGGCGGCATCCGGCGTCAGGCGTTTAACCTGTGATGCAGCAAGCTCTCTCTGTCGGGCGATATATTCAGGTGACGTGTCACGAAACGATGTGTTGTCATTAACAAACTGAGCGATGGGTGATACAACGGCATCAACACCAGCCCACAAAAGCTGGTCAGGCTTTGCAACAAGGCCGGAATAAAGACCTGATGCTGCACCGCTGACTGATCCATCGAAAAACCCAACATCGTTTTTAGGGCTGCCTACTGGGTTTGATGCGGCCTGGTCCAGCTGCTGATTCTGGTTTACCGGGTTAAGTCCGAAGTAACTCATTGAGGGATATCTCCAGAGAAGCGCTGACGCTGCTGCGTGAGATCGATAACTACCGGTGTTCCGTCCTGTTTCAGAAGGTATCCGGTACCAAGTTTCACGAGATACTGGCTGTCGCCGTAGCTTTGCAGGCCGTACTGCCCAGGCGGAGCCTTAACGCCAGCACCGGTAACCTGCGTTTCCCATGCCTGATTAACCTCTTTATCGAACTGCTCAGAAGACATGCCCCACGGCAGCAGGACATTACCCATGCCGTTATAGTCATGCACGCCGCCAGTAGCGACGTTTATCGCCTGCTTCCAGACGTCAGAATCCAGCTCGCCAGAGAGATCGCCCTTCTGCGCCATTACTCCTGCGTAGTAGTCTTTCGCAACGTCATACGCCATAGATGCGCCCTGTGCGTCACCGGCAAATGCATCTTTAACGGTATTGCTGAACTCGAGCCGCATATCGTTTTCTTTCGGCATGGTAATGCCTTTGGCTTCTTTCGATCCTTTGCGTGCTGCGGCACCAGCCAGAATGGTTTGCGATGCGGTAGAGGGCGACACAGACACGTCAGGATTGAACCAGTTTTTCTCAGCAACCACGCCGCCAGGCTTGTCCATAAGAATTCCGGCAACAGCAGCAGAGGGCGCATTCGCGCTGATTTGCTGAAGTGCTGCCATGTACGGCTTACCGCCGCCGGTGCTTTTGTGGATCGTGTCGAGATACGCAGATTGTTGCGAAACCGGGGCGTCTCGGAAGAATTTACCGATCTGTCTCTCCTCTTCTTTGGAAAAGAAAGTCAACGGTGTTCCGTATGCTCTAGCCAACTCAGAAACCTGAGAAGCACGCAGTCCAATGCTCTGACCGAAATTATTTTGGTTGGACATATCAATTGGTTTGGTTTGTCCAGAGGAAAGTGAGAACTGAATGGGATCCGCCTTACGCTGCTTAATAACTTCATCAGCAGCAGCCTGAACATGGTCGAATGCTGCTGCGCGCCCTGCCAGCCCTTCTCCATTACCAACCTGATTCTTTAGATCACTGACATATTGCTGAATGGATGCCGTCGGCATTGTGCGGAAAGATCCGATATACTGCCCGGCAACGCGCAGATTTTCGAAATCGTTAAAACGCTGTGTCCCCTCCCGGTAACCGAAAGCGTTAATGAAGTCGCCCTGTGAAGGCGGATTATCGAACTGGATCCCCTTCAGATAAGCAGCGGTTGCATCCTGCACCTGATCAACAAGTTGGGCCTTGAACTGCGTACGAGCCTGGTTCCGCAGCTCCATAGACTGGCGTAAATATGCCGCCTGCTGCTGCGGGCTTGCGGCGTCGAAAGCTTGATTCCCTGAATATCGCTTAGGCGATTCCAGAGTAGTAAGACCAAGCGCGGCAGAAACGCCAGTGTTCAGTTGATCCTCGCTATATGGCTGTTTCCCGTTCTCGTGCTGGATGATGCCAGCGCAGAGCTGACGCAGGGTATTAATGTCGCTCATATTAAGCTGGTCATTTGGCGTGATATTCAGCTTTTTGCATAATGCGGCAATGTACGCTTCTGTGTTATTGCCATCGCTGGCCGGCGCCCAACGATTAACGATCTCGCTAACTGTGTCGTAACCCTGCCGCTGGTACGAAAGCAGGTTTTTACCCAGCGCACGAATACCATGCTCAGGGGTCACGAATTTCGCAAAACGCCCATCACTACCCGCCTGGCCATCCCACGAATTGGAACCGGCTTCGATGTTCCCCGGATTATTATTTCGCAGCCCTCTGGCGGCTGACGAATTACCATGCGCCGTAACACGTGGCGCACCCTCATTGTCTCCAGGCTCACCATTCTGCTGCATGAACTGAATATACTGTTGCGATGCTGCAGTACTCAGCGCGCTATCTGCCGCCTGCTCTTTCAGCTTTTCTTTTTCCGCTACAACCTGTTCCTGGCTCCATCCATGGGCAGCGGCGTACTGCTCGATCGCATCGAACCCCATTTTCACCGTATTAACAAACGCTGCATCATCGCCATAGAGCCCCTGAGACTGGGTTACCACGTTTTGCTTAATAGCGGAGAACTGCTGATCCTGAAACTGCTGGAACTGGCCAACCTCATACCGGCGGGCCTGGTTGTGAAATGACTGCATCGACTGCTGCAATTGAAAAGATAACTGCTGACGGGCCTCGCCATCCGGCACGGTACCCAGCAAGTCCTGAGCTTTCTGCTGCATGTTCTGCATGACGACATCGCTTTGCCCTAGCGCAGCTTTTCCCTGCTTCGTTATCAGACCATTGTCAGGATTGTTGAACTGGTCATCACCGAACTGATTAAACTGCAGCAGAGCATCCTGGCTAAGCGCTACATCAGCCTTGCGCTTTGCATCAGCCATCATATTGATCGACGAATCAGCAGCCTGCTGGATGCCCTGCACCAGCGGATTTTCAGGGACACGAAGATTACTCGTCATCACCGGCGCGGTTTGCGTCTGGCTCTGGCGTTGATATTGCGGAACGGTTGGCATAGTCAGCTCCTTTTACTTAGCGGAAAGCGGCTTCCAGGTACCGCCCAGCGTCTTGTATGCATTAAGACCGGTCAGCGTGGAGTTGAGCAGTGTTGAACCTGCGCCAAGCATTCCGGACTGCTTATCAATTTTCCCCTGAGCGCGGCTGGTATCAGCCTGGAACTGCAACCCGGCTGCCTGTCGCTGGCCATTGTTGATGGTTGTCAGTGCGTCAAGCGTCCCCTGCTGCATGGTTTCAGTTGTCAGGTCCAATGCGTTACCGCTCGTCAGGTCGGCGCCGTTAGCAGCCAGTGCATTGGTTTGCTGTCCGGCAACCCGCCGGGCCTGCTGCCGCTGCTGATATGCCTGGTCATTAGCTGTATTGATAGTGTCGCGGGCGGCCTGCTCCTGAGCGTCAGCGTTAGCGTTCGCCAGCGCAGCATTAGCGCGGCCTGTCTGGATCTGGCTGTAAGCGCTGAGACCGCCAGCAACTGCGGTTACTGCTAGTGCTGCGGTACCGACATCACACATGGTCGATCTCCTTCGTAAAGTGGTGAAATGGCATGCCCTTTAATCCGTATGGCTCAGGATCTGCCAGGGTGAACCCCATCCAGTGAAGCCAGGATTTTGCTGCGTGGTTACGCGCATCGACGTAATTTTCAAGCACGCGATATCCGCGTGACATGTCACGAAGAACCGGGCGGCAGTGGCGGAGGAATGTCAGCGGCTGATGCTCAATGTGGTCGGTGCTTACAAGCCACGGAATACCGCGCCCGGTGATGATCGATGCCGGAGATATACCGAAGATGGTTACCACCTGGCCGTTAATCATCCCTGCAGCGGCTACCGAAGCGCTTTTCATAGCGCGAGTGATGACTTCCTCCGGAGTCATACCGGCGGCAGCCATAAACTCATCGTGGTCTGCCTGGCGGACATGCGGGAGAATGGCGCTGATATGCTCGTCAGTAACGCTGACTATCTCAACTTTCCGCATATCAGCCCCCTACCGTTACGCGCGGTATAATGGCCAGAATGCCAAGCGGCAGCGGATCGGAATGGCTGATTACAACCCGCCCGTTACGCTCCCAGTTTGCATCGAGGTTCATATCGATGATGCCCGTCTTTAGCCCTACCGGGTCGTCGTAGAATTCCCACTCACGCTGGGTATACTCCAGTAAGTGAGCATCATCTGTTCCGGCCCAAACCGAGCGCCCGCTGTTGAGCATTACGCAAAGCTGATTGATGAGTTTGGTCTTATCCAGCAGCGTAGACTGCCCTGCAACGTTCACGTCCAGCGTTTCGATAACCGCGGCTACCGGCAAACCGATATGCACCACTGACGAGTGGTTTTCGATCGTCACTTCGCCGCCTGATACAACCTGCTGAGGTTCAACGTTACCGTCGGCAAGAATGCTAACCGTCTGCCCCTCGAGGTGAGACAGTCCCGCAAATGTCCGACGTGCTATCGACCAGGTTGATTGCGCAGTGTTGCGCAGCGCTGTCGGCACATCACGGTTTGCTAATACGGTAGCCACTGTTGATGAGATAACACCAGCAATGCTCAAACGCATCGACTTGCTGACACCGCCTTCGGTGTAGGGAATATGGATCTCGTAATCAGTGCTCGATGAGTCGAAGATTGCAGAGCTGCACGTTAGCGTGAATTCATCCTGGTATGTCCAGCCACCGGTGGAACCGATCGTCATTGTGCGTGAAGAGTCGGTGTTTTCTCCGCTGTAAGACAGGCCAGAATCCACGAAAAATGCATCCTGCTGTTCTGTAAACTGTCTGGTGTTCAGTCGCTCAATATAACGAACTGTCGATCCATTCACCGTACGGCGAATAAGCGCATAGACCGCATCTTCCTGCCCTTCGCTAATACTGCAGATCGATTCGACATAGCCATTAGTCATCGGGTGCGGATGCCAGGCATATACCTGCTGCTCACGGAGATAAGTCAGGCCAAGAAGCATGCCGTCACTCCTCGCACACCATGCAACGCTGAACGGCTGTACAGACAAGGCCCAGTCTCTGATGCTGTAACCGTTAAACAGATGACTGGCAAGGAGGGTCAGATCACTGGATTGATAGCTGTCCTGGTCGAATGAGTAAAACAGGTCTCGGATGATGGATCCCTTCTGCTGGACGTATAGTGCAACGCTGCCAACATTGATTGGAGCCAGATCACTGCTACCGTTGAACGACTGACCGGACATCGCAAAGCCACCGGTTCCCGTCAGGTTGCCGTTGCTGTCGCCTGTCACCTTGAACTCTCCGCCGCTGGTCAGCACGATAAGCTGACCGACATCGAGAAGATGCAGGATTTTGTTCAGCTGGCGACCGGCGTAGTTATAGGTTATCGCATCGTCGTCAACCTTCGGGTTGCTGCGATAGAAGTTGTGATAATCACCGGTACGGCTACACCATATAGTTTGAGGAAATGCCCGGCTGCCGCCGAAAATCAGCCTCTGCTGGTAATAGGTAACTGTACCCGGGTAGCCGTCTGTATCGTTCCAGGCATAATGCGCCCATTTGTAAGTGGCGAAGGTGCTACCTACCACTTGCGCTGGCAGCTCGATCTCACCATCCTGACGTGGCACAACGTCGGCTGTTGCAGTTAGTCCATCTCCGGCGACGGCGGTAATACGGCACACGCCAAAACCACTATGCAGATAGCGCCACAGCACACCGTTACGGCCACCAAGACCCCAGCCATCCCAGGAATCTCCCGTTGTATGGGTCGGAGCAACAGTGCCAGTTGTGCCATTAGAACCGCCGTCAACACAGCGATAAAAGTTTTCCTGATATCGGCACTCGTCACCGATCCCGATGTCTTTATCGGTTTCCCACCGACCAACACTATCTACCGCTTTCTGTTCCATGTAGAACAGTTTTCCCACGTGCTGGCTTTTGAAAATCGGGCTGCTGGCAGTCAACGTTACGGATCCAGTTCGGCCTGAGGCGTACACAGTTACCGAGTCGTCTGTGTTCAGGTCCTGGAATGGCCCGCTGGTTGTTGTCACTGCGGCAGTGCGCCAGTCAGCCTCTCCGTAACGGCGGATCTCAAGCGGCGGATAATCGTTGTGGCACACTGTCATCACATCGGCAGACTGCGTAAATTTCAGCTCAGAAATGACGCTCACCGGCCATGGGGTAGCCACTTCAACAGGGCTGCCGCCGTCCGTAACCAGCGCGCCGTTAGACCAGACACGAAAATAGTGATCACCGAGCTCGAGCGCATAGGTTTGCGATACGCTGAACTGGAACGGTATTAGCCGGCAGTAACGGTCTGCATATTTCGCGCTCCCCAGGAACCGGAAACCGGGACGATTTTCAATGCCGCCTGACTGCCGGACGATGAAGTTGCGGCAGCGGCGCAATGACGTCTGGTATTTTTCAAGATCGATTCGACCATACAGTGAAGGCGATATCTCGCCGCCTGCAAGCGACGGCTGCACCAGTGAATAGGCCATCAGCAGATCCTCGCACTGGCAAGGTCAGACATCGCCTGCTGCGGTTCATGTGCCTCATCCAGAGAGCGTTGCATGGCCGCCGTAAGCACCTGCTGATAATTGGCCATTGCCTGCTGGCCGAGACTGGCATTTGCCGCGATAGGCATGGCTATTTCTGCCGCCATACGCCACGAAAGCGCATCAGCGAACAGGGCATCAAACATCGTCGGGTCAGTAATGCTTTTCACGTATAGCAGTACCGCCTGAGACTCATTGGTATGAATGACGCGGCCAGTGCCATCTTCATTGCTGCCAACTTCAAAAACAGGCTTATCCTGCAGAACGATATGAGACCCAGTGAACCACTTCGGTAATATGGCAGCTATGCGCGCGCAGTCGGTAGGGTACTGATACCGGAACAACCATCCCGGCGCGGGGTCGCCAAGGTCAGCCAGGACAACGCGCGACATGGCAAAGTTCCAGTCGTTGTCTGCCAGAACTGCGTCGCGCATGGACTCGTAAAACAGGTTGCAGGTATATGCCTCTTTGGTCTTTTCGGTGAGGCTATTAATCGTCCGGCTGTTGCCTATACGTGCCAGCGCGATATTGCAGATATTGATCACTGATGCCATATCATCCACCAACTAAAAAGGGGCTTTCGCCCCTTTGGTTATGAGGGCTTACACCCCGAGTTCTTTCCGCCTTTCGGCGATCTTCGCCTTCAGAGTTTCCGCTTTGGTATTGAAATGCGGCGCTTCGCCGAACATTTCTTCATACTGTTTGCGCAAATCGTCGAGCTCGGTTAACTCTTCTGCACTGGCCGGGACAATCTTTTCGCTCAGGCTGGCATCAACGGAAACCAGATTACTTCCCGGCTCACCGTCGTAGGTAACGATGTCGCCCGGCTCATGCAGGCGGCCATTGATGAATGACCGCTTAGCGACTTTGTACTCAGGCATTGGTTTGCACGCCTCCGGTGATACCCGCAGTGACTTTGCCAGTGGTCGGCGCAGTACCAGTCACCGTATAGTTCAGACGGATGTAGCGTTCCATCTTCATCGGCAACGTGATAACCGGCGACTTATAGCCCAGCACCAGAGACGCCAGAGGGATCGTCATGGACAGCACGTCCGCAGCGGAACTGAATGCAGAGTTGTCATCGGTTTGCACCGTCACAGTCAGGCTGGTCAGGTTGTTGAAACCTTCAACCACCTGGATAAGCAGCGGGATATCGCCATATTTACCGACATCTTTATTGCTGCCGGTATCAATGACGTTAGTCGAAGCAGCCGTGGCCGTAATGGCCTGAGCTGCGGAAAAAAGCGCTTGCTGGTCGAGCAGCATGATCCCCCCTTACGCCGTTACGGCTGATTCAGTATTCAGGATGGCGTCAGCGCGACGGATCGGAATACCCAGGAAAGAAACGATTTTCTTACCGGCATATTCGTCGATCGTCAGGTTAACGTTTTTCGCATTCATAGCCTGCTTGTGCAGCCAGGCATGGATGGTCTTGTTGCAGTAGATGACCTCTTTGCCATCGCCCAGCATTGCCACATCACGCGCGTAGTACGCATCGACCATCATGCTGATGAGGTCGGCGCCGGTTGCAGCATCTTTGGTCAAGGTGGTGACATCGATGTTGCAGATGCGCGAGATCGAACGCCAGTCACGGACTGACAGGCCGAGATGCCATTTGAACTCATCACGGTAAGCCAGGAACTGACCGCCGTTCGCATCGCTGACCAGGTCATTACCCAGGTCCTGATGCTGGAACCCGGCGACCATACCTTCCGGATAGATCATGTGCGCAGTGTTCTCACCCCAGGACATGAACCAGATGGAGGTATTGGTAGAACCACTACCACCGGCGCTGAATACGTTCTCCGCGCTGGCCGCTTTGGAAGTGCTCAGCGTGTTGAAGCGCGGAGCCAGGCCCATGAACGCTTCCGGCTCAGCATCGGTATTGCCGTAGAAGGTGTAGCGGGAAACCTTGTTGTTAAAGCCCTGCAGCTTGCCCATGTTCTCGGACACGCGGAACGAGTCCGCATTACCGGAGCGATCGGCCAGGTCTTTATCCACAAAGCCAAGGTCGTACAGCATACCGGTAGTGTCAGTCACCGGAACGGTCTGGGTTTTGGTAGGCTGCACGCCCTGGTTGTAACGGCGCCACACCGGCTCGGGAATACCGGCACGAATGGTGGTTTTGTGCTTGGAACCGTCATTACACGGCACGTAAATCGCATCGGTAATGACATCGTTGCTTTTCGCCAGTTGCTCGACGATTTTAGCGATCCGCCCGTTCTTGTCGGTACGGCTGTACACGTCAAGAAGAGAAGGCAGCGTCTGACCAATTAAAGCCATGATTACACCTCACTATTTTTTGCTTGGATAAAACGCTTCGACCAGATCGTTTTTCGGCGATCCGTTACCCTGGCCAGTGACGAAACTGTCTTCACTCATCAACTTGCCTACCTTTGCGAACGCCCGAACCATTTCCGGGTGGTTACCCAGGCCGGTCGAGTCAAGGAATTCGCGGAACTCTTTCGATGCGAAGGTATCCAGCGCCTTCTGCGCGTGTCCGACGGATACCGTTAATTTGTCGCCACCGATTTCTTTGTCAGCCTTCGTGTCAGCTGCCCACTGTTCAACCTGCTGCCCCCATGACTCAGCCTGGCGGTTCTGGATTTGCTCCTGCAGTTGTGGCCACAGTCCAGCCAACTTCTGCGCCTGGTCATTAGAAAGACCAAGCTCGCGCGCCACGGGCTCAAACAGCTCAACAGCTTTTGAGTCCAGCTCAGTGCCTTCCGGTGCCGTTAGTTCATATTTTTCTGGAACCGATGGTTCAGCAGAAGGAGTTGGCTTATCACCAGTCGGCTCAGGTTTATCACCATCAGCTGGCGAAGGTTCTGGATCTGCTGCTGGTTGTTGCGCTGCTTCAGATTGCTCAGCCGCAGGAGCCGGGGATGGTTCGGATGCTGCTGGAGCTGCCCCACCATCTGCAGGCTGCTCATTGCACAAACGCCGATACATCAGACGCTCAAATAAATTCATCGCTATTCCTCGCTGGCCTCTTTGGCCATTGCCAGATACTGATCGGGACACGCTTCCATCACGTCGGAAAAGACTTTCAGTCCCGTGTTACGTTTTCCTTCGGCGAAGGCTGCCGAGAGCGCCTCACCGGTATAAGTCGTACGCCACACCCCAGCCTGCTCAATCAGGCGCCAGATGAAACGGCGGCCGTGTTCTGTCTCGCAGATGAGCCGCAGGTCATTAAGTTCGTTCTCGCGCCGTAACTGCTGCCTTTTGAGCTCATCTGCTGCCAGTTCTTCACGCTCTTCTTCGCTCAGGTAATCAGTCATTGCGTCACCGCCGGCTGCTGAGCGGCATCAGAGAGGGTTTTTAACAGGCTCGGGTCAGAAGTGTTGGTATCGCTCAGGGTCTTAGCGGTTGCGCCAGCTTGCTGGGCCATAGCCATCATTTGCTGCTGTTGCTCCATTTGAGCGCGCTGCTCGCGCGTAGCTTGCACCTCATCATCAGAGTTAACGATCGTGGCCGGGACGCCGAGCATATTTCCGTACTCGTCAATCGTCTGGTCGATATTGAGTTTGTCGAGCGCCGCAGGATTGGCTTTTGCAAGATTCCCAACAAAGCCAACAAAGCGCTCAACGCTGCTGATCCCTATGGATTTTTGGGCCTGTGCCAAAATGGATACATATTCAACTTTCAGAGGAGTTCCCTGCAGTTCTTCCGGTGGCTCAGGAAAGAGGTTGCGGCGCGCCATGATGTTGAATGTGCGATCAACGAAAGGATCAAGGAATTCATCATTAAGTCGCTCCAGGACTGGACCAAGCTGCAGGAGTTTCTCATCCTGCATTGCGGCCACAGCTTCCACTGGCATGCTCCTGGTGTTGATGGTGCTGAACAGGTTAAACAGGTCAGAGAAGAAGCAGGCTTCAATCATTTGGCGGTCATCAGCAATGCTGCCGAGCATGTCATTAAGCTGCGGGCTGACGGCGTAAGCCGGACGCACTAGCTTGGTAGCATCAACCTCATCGACATAAGTAACTCCGCCAGGGGCAAGGTTGATCAGCTTATTTTTAAGACCTGCCGGGGCCACCATTGGCGGGTTAACAAGCTTATCGATCGCGTTAGCTTTGCGAATTTGCTCCAGCTGCAGCGCCTTACCAGTACCGAGCGCCATCATTCCCGGGCAGTTACTCCCGTAAACATCTTCCCCGTTAATCTCCCAGCGCGGTGAAAGGATAGGCGGCTCATCAAAACCAGCCTCACGAAGGAGCTTGTCACCGTCTCCGGACAACTCGAAATACACCGATTTGAATGCCTTGTTACGGGAATTCAGCTTGCCGTTCACACGATCGATATTGGGTTCTGTCAGATGGACCACATCGAACCATGCTTCATAATTCGCGTTATCCCAGGCGCCGCGCACGGCGTTACTGACGTTGTCCAGACCAAACTGCATAACAATCTGGCGGGCAGTCATGGAGAAAACGCGATACGTGGTATCGACTGACAAACGATGCGAGTTTGACAGGTAGTAACTTCCGATCGGCAGAGGATGAGTACGAATCACATCTTCGTCGTCTTCGAGAACCGCCATAGCCGCGGTACCAAAAACACCAAGGTGCCGGTAGATAATCGGCAGGGACTGGTAGACGTTAGAGCGGTTCATGACGTCGTTCATCCTGGTCATGACCACATCAAGCCAGCGTTTTACCGGTCCATATTGCATCATCTCCGGATCCGGCGTTGCCAGCTTAAACCATGGGCGGGTTGGGCTGGTAATACCTGACAGCATGCCTGATTGCAGAGTGCGGGCAGCTTTAGAGGCGGTAGGGTCAACGATGCGGGTATTACGCTTGCTGCCGTTGTTTCTCTCCGTCGTAAGAAAGCGCGTGCTGCGCGGATCGATAAATTCCGCCAGTTCGCGCCAGTGCTCCTCAAAGCTGGTGCGCTCATTTTTGAGCTGCCCCAGGTGTTTGAGGTAATGCTGTTTCGGAGAGAGTTCGGCCATGGATTACGCCCCGAGCAGGGTCTTACCCTGAGTGCCGCCAGAAGGCTGCGTTACACCCTGGCTCGACGTCAGGATTGTTGATTTCTGCCCGCCCGCTGCGGCACGGCGACGACGATCGCTATCAGCGGCGTTCTGTACAGCAGAATCGGAAACCTGCGGCGCCGCCTGAACCTGCGGAGAACTCACTTTCGGCTTGCTGATGCACATTTTGCTGCGCTCCATACGCGTTTAAATTATTACCAATTTAACCACATATGATTTATTTGTCGTAGTGTATTGACCTTTTGATGATAAATTATTACCTTTTTGGTAAACACAACATGAAAGCGCACCCCATTCCCTTCCATTGGTGGCTTTGTCGTTACTCAGATGGCGGAGTGCGCTTCCAGGTGTGAAAGCATCCGGCGTATGGCACATGCGTCGATAGCGGTCCGGGGGCTCCTTGGTACATGGCCCAGCGGGTAGCCGGAATGCGCAAGCCATGCCCTGCATGCACGACAGCGACTCACCATCGTGGCGGTACGGTGTGACACCTCGGAAGAGACGAGGGCACAACAGGTAAGAGCATTGAGATTGATCGTCGTTCCTGGGCCCAAGGTCTGTTCGAAGTCAGTGCTCTTTCCGTTGTGGCATTAGCTCAGTCGGATAGAGCAACCGCCTTCTAAGCGGTTGGTCGCAGGTTCGAATCCTGCATGCTGCACCAGAATCACGCATCAGGACCGTGATACCCGTAGTTCCAGTGCAAGTTTGGTGGTGGCAGTTATTCCCTTTCTGACCACCGCCCTTTTTACAGCATGACGCCATTGCGATGACTTCATGCTGTAAACCCTGTGACACCCAGCCAAGGACGGCACTTTCCATCATCCCTGTTTCGCCCGGTTCGTCCGGGCATTTTTTTAAGGTGAGATTAGACTATGAGTGACAAAGACATTGAATCTGAAATTCAGGCTAAAGGATTAACGGCGCCGCGCGTTACGCCCAACCACATCGAAAGCATTATTGCCAGCGAGCATTACTTCACTGGCTCTGATGGTGTACTGGGTGCCTACAAAAACAACGATGACGTTTACGTTGGCAGCGCACCTAGCGATAAATCCGTACGGTCTTTAGATTTGATCACCTTCTGTGTCCTGGTGCTTCAAAACGGCTTTACGGTCACTGGTGAAAGCGCCTGTGCCAGTCCTGAAAACTTCGACCCTGAAATCGGGCGCAAGATTGCCCGTGAAAATGCGGTAAATAAAATCTGGATGCTGGAAGGTTACCTGCTGAAGCAGAGACTGAGCGAAAAATAATACCGTGACATGTCACAATCAGCCCGCCTATGTGCGGGCTTTTTCATGCGTATGGGTCGTACTCGCTGATCACGTTGGGCTGCTTGCCGCCGGCAGCAGGGAAATCTGAACGCTTCGTCACTGGATAGGCGAACGTCAGAAGCAGCGCATCTCCCTTGCCAGGAGACCGCCCCAAACGCTCTTTGATATCCTCTTTCGGCTCCATGACGATCTTACCGTCCACTCTAACCTTGTACTCTGCCGCGGAAAGGTCGTCCGCCGTCTCCTGGTCGTCCAGCGCGCCGCCGAGCTTGAGCCACGTCTTACAGGCGTTGAACATCTCGCCGCGCTTATTCAGCATCTGTGGATCTGCCGATGCGCCGCCGAACGGCACAAGCTGCCAGGTGCGGCCCCAGCCATCACCGATGGACTTCAGCCCAGTGCCGTAGCCGAAGTCGATAAACACCGCGTCAGCCTGGTACTGGTCCTCAAAGTCGGCGATACGCTTCGCCATAATCAGATCGTCGGTGGTCTTGTTGCCGGTCCACAGTACTTTGCTGTGCAGCCCCTGGCGGAGATAAATCACTGCATCATCCACGCCGGAATATGCCGGGTCGACGCCGATTATCCGCGGGGCGTGTGCCACCTGCGCAGCGGTAACGACTCGCTTCATGGCCTCATCGGTCAGGCCGGTAGGGATAAACTGCAGCTCTGATGCATCCGGGAAGATCCCGCGCACGCGGACCTTCACAAAGTCGCTGTCCTCGCCGTAGTCGTCCACCCATTTCTGCAGCTGCTGCTTGTTGGTGCCTTCGACGGTGCGGCTGTCGATTTGCGCGCACTTCCAGCGGTGCTTGTATTTGCGGAAGCACTCGCGGAATCGCCCGGTGTTGCGCGTCGGGTTACCAAACGCCACCCAGATAATTTCGGTGTCTTCGTCCGTCAGCGCGCCCTCGGCAACCTCCCAGACAAGATCTGCGATGTTGGATGCTTCGTCGAACACCACAACGATGCGCTTACGCTCGTTGTGCAGGCCTGCAAACGCCTCGGTGTTGTGCTCAGACCATGGAATAGCATCGGCGCGCCAGCGTTTGTCGTGGCCTGGATCGTTGCTGTACATCGCGGTGGCGGTGCAGGTGAACCACTCTTTCGTGATAGCCAGGTTCGACCATTTGATGATTTCCGGCCAGGTCTTCGTGCGCAGCTGGTTGTCGGTGTTAGCGGTCACCACCACCTTGCAATCTTCACAGGTGGACATAGCCCAGTTAATCAGCATCGAGATGAACGCAGATTTGCCGATGCCGTGCCCGGATGCCCTGGACAGCATCAGCGGCTGATGACGTGTCGCGGGATTTTGCAGGTGCTCACCTATCTCGCGGAATGCATCAGCCTGCCACTGTCGCGGCCCGGAGGCGTGCGCCAGTTCTGTGCCATCCTCGCCCCACGGAAACGCATACAGCGCATAGCCCAGCGGGTCATGGGTGAAGCTGGCGATATCGTCGATCAGCTGTTCTTCCGGGGATAAAGCGGCGTCTGTCACTGGTCACCACCCTGACGCTCTTTCAGGCGGCGCCGGGCGGCGGCCATGCGGTCGGCTATAGTGACGTTCACGTTAACTTCCATGCGCTCTTTGAACGCGTTAACGTCGACGTGCTTACCGATGAGCTCGAGGTTTTTCACCTTGTCGGGCCATTTCACCTTCTTCAGGATATGCTCGACATCCTCAACAGAGAGATCCGCCTCGCCATTCTCTTTTTGCAGAGAAGCCTGGGTCGTCTTGATGGTAGCGATATCCATAGCACTGAGAGAGGTACGCCAGACCTTCGGCCATTCAGCGATCGGCTTCATCCCGCCGTCATCGTTCAGGATATCCAGCACATCCATCTGGTCGATTTCCACCAGGCGCAACAGCACGTAATCGGCACTGACGCGCAGGCGCTTGTTGCGCTCCTCCATGAGCTCAGCGATTCGTTTCTGGATACGCTCATCACGCATCATCGTGCTGGCTTTGACGTGGGCAGACTTTGGGGAGAACCCGGCATTGATGGCCGCCTGCGTCTGATTTTCAGGGCATTTCACATACTCCTGGGCGTAGGCTTCCTGCATCACCGTCAACGGTTTGTACTGAGTTGATTTGCGCTTAGGATCCTTTGGCATGGTAAACACCCCGAAAATAATTACCTTTTAGGTAATAATACCATGCCACCAGCGATGTTACATGATCGGAATATCATCATCACTCACCCACCCGGCCCGGTTTATCAGGTAGGTAACGACACCCCGCACTTCAACATCGTCCAGGGCTTCCCCTTCCAGCGCCTCACCATCATCAGTAATCAGCGCCTGCCCGCGGACAACAGCGAATTCAGTTTTCCCGGCATATGCGATAAGAACATGATCACCCTGCTTTGGCCGGCGGCAGACATCGACGATGGCATAACCGGCGGCAGTCTCCAGGGCGCGACAGTTGGCGTCATACTGACAAAGGCGGGAAACGGTTAGCGTTTGCTCAACGTAGTCTGCGGCAGGTGATGGAAACCCCATGATGACCTCACATAAAAATACTGTATATTTAAACAGTACAATCATGCGAGGATTTAGTCAATCTGTCGTGACATGTCACAGCGGTAGTTTTGTTTCGTGCCAGCCAAGAGTGGCCCAGCACTGAGAATCACCAGTGCAAGGGCAGGATGCCACCGGCAGTTGATCGCCGCACTTGCCGCATCGGCGTTTGCTGATGGCGTTAATCCGGCCGCGCACCCGGGCGTCATCCTGGCGGATAAGCAACGCGATGTACTCGGCCATTTCATAGGGATCGCGACCAGGGCGCCGGGCGGCGCAGTTCCGCGCCAGCATCTCCTGCTCCTGCTCATCCAGCACCAGTTCAATTTTGCGCTCACCGGCGGCGGACTGCCGCGCGCGCTGAGCGGCTTTGCGTTCTGCTGGGGATTTAGGCATCACTAACCTCCTGCGGGGCGGCTGGCAGCGGCATCCAGTGGGTTATATTCTTGGCAATGAATTGGTTTGCCTGCCAAGCACCAAATATGAATGCGTGGGTAGTTACGTAACGATTATCCCAGCAAAGATATGCCCCATCATCTTCCGGCATCTGCTCGCTTACCGGAATCCATTTACCCGGCACGGTGGCAGGGTCACTGCCGGGAGACTGCGGGGCGGCTGCGAGCATGGACTCAGTTTCCGCAATCAGGTTGTGAGGCAGTTGGCTACCTGCATTTTGCATGCCGCGGCCAAATGCCAACCAACGCCGTAGCATGGACGCCGAACCATCCGGAATTACCGGAGAGTTGCCAAGCTCACACCCTTTCGCCCAATCTACGCCAACCCACATCGGAGAGTTGCCAGCCAGTCCGCGCAAAACGGTCTTAACAGCCTCAATACGGTCATCATCGCAACTATCCAGTGTATCGATGCGGTCGAGCATGTTGATGGCGTTATCGATATCAGGGATGCCAGTCCATGCTTGTTTGGTACCCTCATTGGTGAGGGTACCAGCCTGTAACATGGCGGCGCGGCGATAGAGCGGCTCAACCTTGACGCCATCCCACGCCAAATCCCTTGCGCGTTCCTCGTCATTAGTGACGTGCCATTGCTTGAGATGTTGCCAAGTCCACGCCACCGGCTCGCTGTCCGCTGCCGGCTGCGCTGGCGGCATATCTGAGCCTTTGCGAATAGCTTTTGCCAACTCGATAGGGTCATCGTAAAGCCAGTCTCCGGTCTCAGGGTGATTGGCTTCTGCCAGTTGGGAGGCCCACTCCAGACCGTCTTTGTGTCCCTGTAGGTAATCGAGAGGCATCTCAACCGGCTCGCTGTCCATTGCGGCCAGCCTGAATGCGGCTAGCTCCCTGATGATTAGATTACCAAAATCAATTCCCACAACAGCCTCTCCGCTACTGATTCTCTGAAGCAGCTCTCTGTTGTCGATGCTAAATTTGCTGGTCATTGGCTCAGTCTCCGTAATAGCTCAGCGCTTCATTTGCGGCGTCAACAGGGTCGGCATCACGCCAGTTATAGATGCTGTTTTCAGGAACGAACGGCCAGCATTCAAGCTCTGCTTTGACAGTATCTTCACTACGAGTGCATTCCAGAACCTGAGCCGAGAAGCGCTTAACCCACTCGTCATAACTCGCGCGCTCAGGGTCTTTTTTAATGCGAGACAGAATTTTTCTGATCATTGGTTGGCTCCTTTTGCCTGATACTTTTCGAACCAGAACACTACCGGCGCGTTAGTTGGTTGAACTAGGCCGAATGATTCCGCTGTACGGTAGCTTCTCGATGCCCGGCGAGTCACATCTACCTGAGTCGCGATGCGGCTGCGAAAATCCTCAACCGTGCTGCACATTTTGAACAGATTGCAGGGGATACACGCTGGTACCATATTGTCGATGGTGTCGTTTTCAGGTCTGTCCATTACGTAGCCGTTACTGATATTCCTTCGTACTGATTCGACGTGGTCAGCGTGCCATTTATCGCCAAGCTCACAGCCACAGTAAGCGCAGCGCCCGCCAAACTTCATGCGCAGCTCTGCGCGCTGTTTTTTGGTCAGTGCCATCACTCAGCCTCCACCTTGATGCCAGCGAGCCAATTTCTAACCAGCTGATATTCGTTATTTCGGAAAGAGCCGCAGGCGTAAATGTACGGCAACCGCAAGTTATGGCCGTTCTGGCGCAGATAGTCTTTGCATCCATGCTCGGTAAAGCAGGCAGTAACAAACTCATCGACTTCCTGCATGGCGTATCGATCATATCCGCGAGTGTCGCGACCATCCTGATAAAGCGCTTCCAGCCGCTTGGCTCTCAGCTCGCTGACCTCTTCACCATCCCATACCCAGCAAATCCGACTAGGCGAGTGCTCATCGCTTCCGATAATTTCACGCTTCTGGAAAACGACGAACATGGGCTGATCGGTAATGCGGTTGTCCTGCGTCCTGATAAGCTCACCGATTGTGTAAAGCTCAGCTGGCAGCTTCACGGTGACAGTGCGTGACTCCAGCTCGGCGATGCGCAGGCGCAGCTCTGTGTTATCGTCGAATAGCTCGCAAACATGGCGATTCTGTTTGCGGATCCGATTATCCATCTCGGTAATTGTGTCCTGCGCTTTCTCCAGCGCCTCTACCAGCGCATCAATCTTGTCTTGCTGCGCTTTCCACGCAGTTTCTGGGTCTGCGCATTCCGCAAAATGCTCTTCGCCTTCACCACACTGCGGACAATAGCAATCTGAATAATCACCAGAGTCGCCCATAGGTTCGCCACCACTCAATTCACTGCTGGGATAAATTTTTCCACAGTCGCACTCAACCAGGTAATACGGATAGTCGACAGTATGGCCGCGCAGTTGCGCCAGTTCGGTGATATCAGTCATTGTCCTTTCCCTCTCTGCGGAACATCATGATTGTCAGGTCGCCTTTAGTGGCCAGGCGAACGGTAGAGCCAGGTTCCAGGCTGTTAAGCTCAAAGGCGTCATAAAACTCATTCACAGCTTTCTGGCGGCGAGATTCCTTACGACGCTTGTCCCACTGCCTCAAAGCATTTTTGGTAATCCACTGGCCTGTTTTAACCATGATGTATGCCCATCCCAGAATGGCTAAACCGGTATTGAGATAAGTGGCGATGCTCATTTCCCGGCTCCCTCGCGCAGCGAAAACACCCATGCGTATTCATCAGACGTTGCGAAGTAATTGAGTCTGTCCATGGTGATTACGCCGTAACGACCTCGCTCACCGATGAAGAACTCGCCGATCACATCATCGTTGTGAATTTTATAAGGCTTTCCGATAGCGATTAACGCTACGCCATCCTGCGTGCGCTTTTTAGCTGCGGTGAATGTGATGGTCTTTTCCCGTTCTGCTACACCATCAGCCTTAAAGCCGGCTACGATGCGATCGGTGGCGGGGGTTTTTAGCCCATCGCGCAGTTTTACGTATGCGCTCAGCATGGCCAACTCAGGCACGTCGTCAGCTTTCGAATGATAAGTATCAAGCGCTTCCATCATCAGCTTACTGAACGGTGCCGGCGCTGATTTTTTCAGCGCCACATTCTCCGCAGCCAGCTGCTGGTACGCTTTCGCCAGCTTCAGGAACTTCTGCTCTCTGATCGACAGCTCGCCTGCGCTCTCCAGGGAAGCGATGAGCTCGTTTACTGTTTCGATGTTCATGCCGCCACCCATTCGATCGCCAGATAAGCCACATACAGGACGGCGATGATTGCCACCCACCCAATGATGTTTGCCACCATCACGAACAGCAGCAGTGACCTCCGACTGTAATTCACGAAATCAAAATCCATACTTACCCCCGCTTACCCGTTTAACTTATTGATTCAATTGATATCAATGAAGATCGTTGTTTTAGAACTCTTCGACCTTCCACCCGCCGCCGGCTTTTGCCGGGAGCTTCGTTACTCCGATGATCCGGAATGGGTACTGGTCGGCGGCGACTTTGGTTTTCACCCTGGCATCGTCGGTCCAGTAACCCCCCTTCACTTCGTGCATTTCCAGTTGGCCGTTTGCCAGCATCACGGCGAAGTCAGGCGTGTAGAACGTGTTGTCAGCCAGACGCAACTTGATGCCTTCGAACCGGAACCAGGCGATTTCCCCGTAGCGCTTGCGCAGTTCAAGTTCTTGCGCATACGCCGTTTCGGTTTTGTTCATCTGGCCAGCTTTAAGCCGGCCAAGTGCCTGTAGTGTCTTTCGCATGATTTTACCTTATTGGTAATTTATAACCATAAACGGATCAATATCAATAGTTTTGCGCATATTTTATTACCCTTCTGGTAAACATTAAGGCGTAAAAAAATGCGCTTCCGCGCCGGTATTACTTGATGAGTCCTGCTGCCTTCCCTCGCCGGTATTCCTCCATCAGCCACTGTGCCGGGGTTATACCTCCGAGTGTCGCCGCGTTAGGCATGCATCCGAAGCTTCGACCTGATGGATGGTAGGTATTGCCACCGGGGTCTGGAGGGGTGCTTATAGGCTCTGGCTTCGACTGGATGCTCAGAATCGGATCAGGTATCTGATGACCTGCCGCGACCTTTGATGCCCATTCGTCAAGAAGCTTACGCGCATGTTTCTCAACCTCAATCTCACTTAACTGACGCTGGTACATCGCGCGCCTGGTATCGCACACAATCCAGTACATGACAGGGTGGCGCCACGGGAATTGTTCTGGTCCGCCAGGCTGTAGGCTTTTCTCCTTGGCGTAGCGGTGAAACTCCCCCATCACATCTTCGATGCTCACGCCAAGCACCATCTTGCTGTCTTTGCACCACTTGATGAATTGACCTGGTGACGGCCAGAACGGTGATTCACTGGCACGGGCATGGCGCATTCCTGCTGATACCTGCTCGCGGGTACGGATACCACCTTCGGCGAAAGCGGCGATCCACTGGCGCTTAGCGTCGGTCTCCTGCTGTGCGGTCTTAAGGTTGGTCTGCTCTGCTGCCGGAAACAGTTGCTTGAGCTGTTTAAACAGGGCATCGACAAGTCTCTCTGCGCTGATGTTCACAACATTGTCTTGCTGAGCCTGGTGATTGTCCGGCCCCATCATGCGAGCCAGGGCGCCGGCATCACGATTCTGAATTGCTGCGAATACGTTACTCATAAGAAATCCTTCCAGCCTTCAGGGCTGTTCCAGTGTGGTACTTCATCGTCAGAGCTTTCACCGCGCTTTCCTGCCGCTCTTTTTTTCCTGTTCATCAGCAGCCGGGCAAACTTCTGCTCCCACTGCACGTGTTGCATCACATTGCCTTCTGCCATCCAGTAGGTGATGAATTCGATCAGGTCTGATTTCTTGTAACCGTCAGCTGGTAGCGCATGGCCCCATGTTCTGGCGCGCATGACAAAGTCCTCTGACGGCTTCCAGTTTTCATGCATGGTGAATTTGCCAATTGGCTCTCCGATACCATCAACGACAACCGGAGGGACTTGAATTACTTCGCGCGCAGAGAGAGGGGTTTTTATTTCCCTGATCCCTGATCCCTGATCCATTCCTAATGGTACTTGTACCGTATCAGTACCGTACTCATACGGTACTATGGGTAAACCTTTGATTTTGCTTTCTTTTGGCTTATTCACTACCTGATGTTTAAGGAAATTAGTTATGACCCCAAAATGCTTTCCATCAGGGGTGGAAAACATGGATAAATAACCACAGTTGGAAAGCTCCCGTATTAGTACCGGAATAGGAACGGATGGTTCTCGGATAGGGAAAACTGCAGCTTTGATAAGCTTCGGGTTTGCATTGAAATAGCCTTCATCATCTGCGTAATTAAGCAGACCAATAGCCAGCAAGCAGGCTGGTTCTGATACCTCTGCCATGTCTTCATCGGTCCAGAACTCGGGCTTAATGGTGCGAATGCGGGCCATCAGATCACCTCCACGGCATTACCTTTTGAGGCCTCATGCATTAGCCGTTTTATCTCAGCATGGCGGCGGCGGTTAGTCTCGAGGGTGCATTCGACACAATGCCCGTTGTATACCCATCGCTCACTGTCATGGCCGTGCTTACATTGCTTACCGGTGTAGTAGCGCTTTAGTCCTGCCTTTGCCGCTTCGACGCGAGTAATGATCTCCATAGTTCCTGTCTCACTCTGGTTGTGGTTACGGTAATTTTGCAGCAAGCCAAAAAAAGATCAACCGTATTTGGATAATTATTACCAAATTGGTGTACAGGGAGAGGCAGGAGCCGCCTGGGGGTGGCGGCGAGGGTGAGTTTTGAGGATTAACGTTCGTGGAACCAGAGGACCAGGTCGGATTTTGCGGAGATCCACTTACGGGATTTGCAGGCTTTAAACAGTCTTTCTAACAGAGGCTTACGTGGAATTCTTCTACGGCCAGTCAGGTGAACCTGAATGTAGTGGCTGGTCGTGCCGGCGTCACTTGCGAACTCTTCTCGCTCAGCCGGCGAGAGGTCGAGCCAGCAGCGTTTGAAGTCAAATTTTTGCACATCGCTCATATTTTTTTAGTCCCGGACTAACTTTAGACAGCCTGATTATTACCAATCTGGTGTAAAAATCAATGACTGTTACCTTTTTGGTAAGTTTACCTTTATGGTAATATTCTATTAAATTTAATCAGTTAGGTAACAATTTCAGGCTAAAAAAATAGAAATGAAAAGCATCTACGACATAAGACGCGACAACCTCAATGAGATAATCCGGAAGGATTTCGATAACACGCAACTCCGGTTTGCCGAGAGAATCAAAAAATCAGCTAACCTCGTTAACAGGTGGAGCAAGGGGACAAAAAATATCGGCGCCAACGCGGCACGCGAGATCGAGTCGTTCGCCGGGAAAGGTCGTTTCTGGCTGGATATCGACCATCTGTCAGATACCCCGACGCTGCCGGAGATTATCGACCCGCAGGAATGGAGTGTGGAAAAGCAGGCAGCGTTTACCCTGGGTGTATGGATGGGACAGCATCCGGATCTGAACTCAGAGAAAAAGGTTTCGGAAGCGGCCGGTATCGGCCAGGCGACCGTAAATCGCATCCTGAACTGCGAAGGCTCCACCAGCATTGGCGTACTGTCGGCTATCGCCAGGGCGTTCGGCCGCGATGCATATGAGCTGATCCTGCCGCCTGGTAATGCTGGTCTGATTGACTATGACCACCATGAATACGCCGGGCTGCCGCAGGAAGAGAAAAACAAGATCGCCGCCTTCATCAAGTTCATCGTCAGCCAGAACCAGTAACCTCTAACCTACCTATCACTCCCTGATGGGATAACTCCCCGCGTCTCATGCACTTACCAAAATGGTAAATTTTTCCTCGTCAAATCTATTGACACAGCCATAAATTGATCAGATTATTACCTTAACGGTAACAGCAGGGCGTTGAATTACCAGAAATCCACCAACGGGTGGTTTTCTCATACCCCTGATATTTACCAAATGGTAATAGTGAGGTGTGTATGCAATGGCAAATCATTAACGGCTGGTACTGCGTTACGGCATGCGGGCTGATGAGCTGGAAGTTTCGCACGCTGCCGGAAGCAATCAGCTGGGCATTCGTCAGCAAACTGGCAGCAAAAACGGAAATGGGTATGGGGGTGAGCAAGTGAACATTCAGCAGATTAACAACCTGAAAAAAATCATGAACAACATCGACGGCGACTACCAGCTTAACCAGATGCTGTACGAGCGCCACGTCGAGCTTATCGACGCGATCAAGTTCCATCAGCTGCAAAAACCATTCTACGAGCTGGAGCGCAAAGGCGTGCGCAGCGAGATCCTGGAAGAGCTGATGATGAGCTCTGAGTTTGAAGAATGCCTGGCCGCGTATCAGCGGGAACTGACCGGCATCATTGCCAAGTGGGATCTGGCTGACCAGCTGGATACGGCGAGGAACGCGGCATGACACCAGGAATTTACTTCGATATCAGCAATGAGGACTACCACGCCGGAGACGGCGTGAGTAAATCGCAGCTGGATATGGTGGCGCTGAGCCCGGCCCTTCTGCAATGGCAGAAATCAGCACCTGTCGATACCGAAAAGCTGAAAGCTCTGGATATGGGGACGGCTCTGCACTGCCTGCTTCTGGAGCCGGAAGAGTTTGATAAGCGCTTCATCGTGGCGCCGCAGTTCAACCTGAGAACCAACCAGGGGAAAGCAGATCAGGAATCCTTCCTGAAAGACGTCGAGAACATGGGCATGACGGTAATGGACGCCGAACAGGGCCGGAAGCTGAAACTGATGCGTGATAGCGCAATGGCACACCCGGCAGCGCGATGGCTACTTGAGGCGGAAGGATTCTGCGAAGCCTCCCACTACTGGACGGATCCGGAGACTGGCGAGCTGTGCCGCATACGCCCGGACAAGCGCCTGAAGAATCACCCTGTCCTGCTGGACGTGAAGAAGGTTGCCGATATGGAGCGTTTCTCGCGCCACATTGAGGAATTCCGGTACCACGTACAGGACGCGATGTACCGCGAAGGCGCGCAGCAAACCACCGGCGATCCACATGGATTCTTCTTCCTTGCAGTGAGCGAAACCATTGACTGCGGCCGCTACCCGGTGCGGGTGTTCGAACTGGATGCGCAGGACGTAGATATAGGGCATGCGCTCTACCGCCGGGATCTGAATACCTATCACCAGTGCCGCGAAACAGGCGACTGGGGTGGATTTGAAGTTATTAAACGCCCTGAGTGGGCACGTAAACAGGATATGTACGTATGAGCAACGATATCGCAATCACTTCTCAGCCTGGTGCTACCGTCGGCACCGCCGCGGCAATCTTCAGCCCGGAAGGGATGGATCGCCTGGTGCGATTTGCCACCCTGATGGCTGATAGCAAAGCCACCGTTCCGGCGCACCTGGCTGGAAAGCCAGCTGACTGCCTGGCAGTCACTATGCAGGCGGCGCAGTGGGGAATGAACCCGTTCGCGGTGGCGCAGAAAACCCATGTGGTTAACGGCACGCTGGGCTATGAAGCGCAACTGGTTAATGCGGTTGTCTCTTCCTCAAACCTTCTGGCTACTCGCCTGAACTACAAATGGGATGGCGACTGGTCAAAAGTAAGCGGGAAAACCGACAAATCTCCGAGCCTGACAGCGACAGTGTGGGCAACCCTTAAAGGCGAATCTGAGCCTCGCACCCTGACCATCAGCATGGCGCAAGCCGGAGTGCGCAACTCACCACTCTGGGAGCAGGATCCGCGTCAGCAACTGGCTTACCTGTGCGTTAAGCGCTGGGCACGCTTGCACGCCCCTGATGTTCTCCTTGGCGTCTACACCCCTGACGAATTGCAGGAAGCAGCACCGCGTGTTGAGCGCGACATTACGCCACCGGCTAGCACCGCTGCGGGGATGAATCAGCTGATCAATTCGCAACCTGATCAGCACCATGAAGAGAAAGCGAAAAAGACTGACGACCGCGCCCCAGAAGACATTCTCTCTGGCTTCTCTTCTGCGGCTATGGCGGCTCGTAACGTTGCAGAACTGGACAAGGCCTACAAATACGCGGCCCACCGTCTGGCTGGTAACCAGGAGTTACTGGACGCTGCCACCGATGTATACGGCATCCGCAAAGACGAACTGAACGAAGTCCCTATGTAATCACCACCGCGGCGCGCCCGGCGCCGCACTGAAAAAAGAGAGGTAACGATGAAAGGTGCATTTAACAGAAAGCAACTGCTGGAGGTGGTGCCTGTATCGATGAGCACTATCGACCGCATGGAGAAAAACGGGGAGTTCCCTAAGCGTTTCTGGATCACAGACAAGCGCTGTGCCTGGAACAGCGAAGAGATCGAGCGCTGGCTGGATGAACGTCAACAGAACGGCACAACGGAGTTTGCTGGAAAAAAGCCTCCGCTTGAGCAGCGAGTATTTCGCCCGGTTGGTAACGCGGCGTGACGTCGCTGGCGAGGTACTGGGAAAGGTGGTCAGGATGGTTTCTGTACCTGGCCGCCGTATCCGCCTGGCTGTTCCTGCTGGCGGTCATTTTTCGAGAGGGTTGGATACGATGAATCGGATGGAAAAATACCACGCGGATTATGTCTCTCAGCGCAAAGCGCCCCCTCTTGTCGCCGTAACGCCGGCGGCAATGGAGATCGAGCAGCGCGCTATTGCTCGCGAGAACAAAGGCCAGTACCGCCTGGCCGCTCGCCTCTGGCTTGAGTGCATGGATGCGGCCACTGGCGAGGTTGAGCGGGCCCGTATCGCTATACGCCGCGATCAGTGCATTGGCCGCGGGAACCGGCTTCGCCAGGGATGCTATGCCGGGATCTGCGCAACCGCCGGGGTGATTTATGACTAACCCACACGACAGCATTCGCGTAGGCAGTATCACGCTGGTTTATTCGTCCGTACGCCGTGGCTGGCTGGCGCCAGGCGGCCAGGTTATCCAGAACCCGCTGAAGGCTCAGCGACTGGCGGAGCAACTGAATAGCAAGAAGGTGTCAGCATGAGCGGAAAATACACCCTGATCTATGCGGATCCGCCTTGGGCATACCGCGACAAGGCAGCCGACGGTGACCGCGGAGCCGATTTCAAGTATCCAGTGATGAATGTTCTGGATATCTGCCGGCTGCCGGTATGGGAGCTCGCCGCCGAAGATTGCCTTCTGGCGATGTGGTGGGTACCGACTCAGCCGGTAGAGGCGCTGAAAGTCATGGAGGCCTGGGGATTCCGCCTGATGACTATGAAGGGATTCACCTGGCACAAGACAAACAAGCACAAAGGCAACAGTGCGATCGGCATGGGCCATATGACCCGGGCGAACAGCGAAGACTGCCTGTTTGCCGTGCGCGGAAAACTACCTGCCCGCATGGATGCCTCAATCTGCCAGCATGTCACGGCGCCGCGCCTGGAGAACTCGCGCAAGCCGGACGTTATCCGCGAGAAACTGGTGCAGCTGCTTGGCGATGTCCCGCGCATTGAGCTCTTCGCCCGCCAGTCGTCTCACGGTTTCGACGTGTGGGGTAACCAGTGCACGGCGCCGGCGGTTGAATTGCTTCCAGGCTGCGCTGTGCCGGTAGTGAAGACGGAGGCCGCATGAACATTGCCGAAGAGGCCTCGCTGATACGACAACTCGAAGAGGCGCGCGCCATTATCAACCAGAGGAATGGTGAGATCATTAACCTGCAGAGAGAAGCGGCGCGCTACCGTGAGCAGCGGGATTCTGCAAACGCGATGGTTAAGTTCCTGCGCGGACTCTTTGAGAATTCTTCGAAGGCGACACAATGA